AATAAAATCAAATAGATATTCTGGTTCAGCAATTTTTATGATAGGTGCTTCTGCTTTGCATGCTGTGGTCCCAAATGCAATCATTGATTCAATATATGACAAAGTAAATAGAGGACCTATTGAGGCTTGCACAATGAGAGGTAGTATGGATTCAGGTGAGTCAAAAGAAAGTCATCAGGGAATAAGAGCTGCATCAACTATTCTTGAAGAATTAATAAGAAAATCAAAAATGGAACCTAAGAATGTTAATGGTAGTGTTTTAGGTTCAGTTTATTTAATGGATCACCTTGCCAAAGAAAAACCTACTTTCTCAATTCTTTCTTGTGTAGTTGATCAATTCCTTGATGGATCTGTTGTCTATAGATACAGGATAGTTCAAAAGGATCAGAAAGGTCATAGAGAAATTAGTGTATTAAACTTTAATTTTAGAATAGGTGCTTTATTTGTTGAAACTATTTCAAGAGAACTCTTTAGTGTTGTATCTGAAACTGAAATAGCTAATAATCCCAATAAAGATAAAATAATTGAAGATTTACTATCAGAAACTTTCAAAAAAGATAAAGTAGCTGCTGGTACTCACTGTTACGATAATTCAGATCAAAAGAGATGGGGTCCAAATCACAATGTCAATTTCTTTTCATATGTTTTGTTCCCAATGCTTCAAAATGATCCAGGCTTATTTAGATTAGTGACTAGAGTTTTTGATTTGGTCTTAGATAAACGAGCAAAATATCCCGAAAGTTTAATAGATTTAGTTATAAAAAAGAATATAAAACACAGTAATTCTCTGGCTATTAGTAAATTTCTTTCATATGCATCGGAAAAAATATCTAATAAGGTATTTGAAGAATCAATGTCTGCTGGCATGTGTCAGGGAATCTTTCAACAAACTTCTTCTGGAATTCATGCTATTAAGACAAAAGCACATGCAAGAGTTGTCCAGGAGATTTATCCTACTGTTACCATGCAATTCCTAACGACCTCTGATGATGCCGAAGGTGTTAGCCATATTCCCCCTGGATTCGACAAAGTTAGGGTTGTTAAACTCATTCACTGTACTGGTTTAAGAATGGGTAATTTATTCAATATTGTAAGGAGTAACCCTAAATCAGCTTATAACTTCCACATTGCTGAACTCAATTCCATTTTCTTTCGTAAAGGTATAATGGCTACACCATCTTTAAAACAAAGGATTGCAAAAATTGATGTGGGTATGGGTGTGAATCACATAGAAGATTACTTATCTTGTCTTGCATCTGCTTCCAATTATCTAGCTAGTGGTGGTTCTTATATGGGATCTGTTATTGTTAGTATATTGAACCTAGTTTTACATACTGAACAATGGTTGAGATGGGAATTTGTTAAATCAGATCATTATTACAAACCTGTTGAATTTGGAGGATTTCCAGTGATAGAACCCCTTAGTACAATATTATCAGGAGGTATAGCAAATTTTTATCAAAGAGTTTCAACTGTTCTAAGACCTGAAGCTTATTCAAGACTAGTAACTAATTCCTTATTATGTCCACCAGAGGAAG